GAGATACGATAAATCGTTACCGCATCTTCCATCATTCTTAATTGATTCAATGGTTTGAACGCTTTATGTAAATGCGACAATACTAATGAATTATTTTCATTCATCAAACCTGAGTTTGTATGAACAATTGAATCTTTAGCAATCTTCAATCCTGATGTTGCAGGACCGCTTGTGATGCTTGTATTCTGTGTAGCATTAAATCCTTTTTCGTTATAGATATAATACTCATTTTTAATTCGTTTTACGAATCCGGGATTGCCCGTTGATCCTACTTTTTCTTTTTCGTACTCACGAATCTTTCTAATCTTTCGTGGGTCGATGTATCGTAATTCTTGTATACCTTTCTTTGGAGCAGTTTCATCAATTAGTATGTGATAGTTTAATCGCCCATCTACATACCATTTTGAGAAAATATCATAACCGATGTTTGAAAAATCAAGCATTTGCAAGATAGCATCAAACTCTTCTCTGACCTTTTTCTTTATCCCGTCAGATAGAGGCAAATCATCAGTAACGCATTCAACAGGTTTTTCGTTGAAGGTTATGTTGACCGCCTCATTTACAATATCATCTACAGCAGCAACCACTTCGGGTTGTTGCATCATGGTTCGATATTTCTGAACCACTTCCGCTTCGGATTTTGCAGCACCCTCTAAATCAAGGAAACTGCTTATTGCTCCGCCAGCAGCAGAAACATTAACCGCACCATCATCTTGGGTCGGTTCAACAAATGATTTTACGTTTTTGTTCTCTTCTTCTTTTCTCTGAATTTGAAAACCAAAAAGTTCAATCGCCATTATATATACTCCTTAAGAAAGAGATAGGGACAATACTGCCCCTTCTCGATTAAGCGTTAGTTCCGCCAGTTCCGGTAATACCACCAACTACTTCCCAATAATCGAAGTCGAAGGTTACATCAAATGTTTCAATAGCATCTACTGTTTCCCAATCTAACGGAATAGATGCAATTGACTGAGGATAAATTCCGTTAAACTGATAAGTGCGAAGTGGAACACCTGTCTTGGAATATTGTATCACTTGCGCTTGTGCTTTGTACTGTGAAGGAGATGCTGTTCCTAACCCTCGTAGATTACCTACGTGTGAGTTTATTGCTGCACTCCATTGTTCCATCGCATCACGAACAAGGAAATCCTCGTCATTGATGATAGTCACAGTCCATTGTGGGAATGTTCTATCACCAGCTAATTTAAGTTTACGCCCGAAGTATGGTACTTCAATTGTGCCTAAACTCGATTCTGGAATCTGAGTAGCCCTAACCATAAACGGCACTTTGATGTCTGCTACGCCAGTTACAGGGTTTGTGATCTGTACCTGGAAAAGAGACCCTTTAGCGCCACCAGCGGTTAACTGACTTCTCATTTCATTAATGTTGAAAGCCATTTGTTACTACTCCTTTATTGACCTATAATTTCGTTAAATTCTACACCAGTTCGTACTGCAACAAAGTTCAACTGAATGAAGTTAATAGAACGAGCAGGTTTAATGTAAATGTCGCCGATAAATCTGTTCGTATCAATGACTTCGCCAGTATTGTTTGTTTCGTCACAAACCACTTTAAAGTCATAAATGCCTCGTCTACCTTGCACATCACGTAAGAACGGCTCGATCATGTTTCTGAAAGTGCCTCGTGTAAATTCATCATTGAACTCAAACAATGTACTCTTAGATGCTAATGCAATTGCTTTTTCTAGTACAATGAACAATCTACGTACATTGATTCTATCAAATGCGCTTGGATTTCTTTGCATTGTTTTGTCACCAAATAAGATTGCGCCTGAACCAGGTTCAATAATTACTGGGTTGATATTGTTTTTGTACAATAAGTCACGTTGCGTTTTATTCGGATTCAAATTAAGTTTAACAACATTCTTAATTTGACCTCTGTTGTAACCAGCAGGTGAGAACCACGGATCTCTTTCTTCGTCAGTTCTTGCACACAACCCAGCAACATCACCATTTAATGGAATCCAAACATATTTGTCATTGTATTTGTCATACTGATATTTATACCCGCTATCAATAACGGAATATGAACTTCCTGATAACGGCACAGAGTATGCGACAATCTTTTGAGCGGTATCATCTTCTTTGCGTGGAGATAAGAATGCGACACAATCTTTTCGTGATTCTGCAATATTGTCCATTACATAATTTTGAATATCAGCATTTGCCATACCTGTAATAACTAATGAAATGTCAACGTCTTCGGGATTCTTGTATATATCCCAACCCGCCATCACCTTTCCTGTTGTGAAATCGCCTGCTGTTTCAGATTGCCCGTCATTGCCTCCGGTAAACACTTCAGTGAATGTGCCTAAGATTGCAGTGTCTGCAGCATCATCTTCAACACCAGCCTGGAATTCAATATAATCTGAATTCAATTCTAATAGATCACGAAGATATGCACTTGTTCCATCGAATTGTTTTGCACTTGTATCGACAATTGAAACATTACCATAGGTTTCTAAAATAGTGCCTGCAACTCCTGAAATCGTACCTGTTACATCAATTACTGCAACATGAACACGACCTGTTGTAGGACTATTGTCAAATACACCTGATCCTTCCCACTGGTATCCATATGATACGCCAGTTTGGGTTGGGCCCCAATATTTGTTTTGTAGGTTTAATGAAATTGTGTTTGCGTTAGATTCATGAGCACCCACTGATGCGATTTCATATTCATCATCATCAATAACAATATATCCGCCAGCTTCAAAATAATTATTTACTGTTGAAGTTGATGCAATAGTTGTAAATGACGAGCCGGAAGCACCGAGACCGAATAGGTCAAGCACTTGAGGTGTGTCAGCAAGCGCATTTGCTTCAGTATTTGAAAGTTGGATGTAATCAGTTCCTGTCACAACAGCATAGTACGTCTGCCCAGTGCTTAATCCGCCAATAGTGTCTGCACTATCAACTGCACTGCCGTTACTGTATACTAAGGGTTGACCAGTAGTAAACCCATGAGCTGCGATAGTGAAGCTGTTACCTGGGGTATCGCCATCTGCAGCATCGTCAACACGAACAACACTAGCGCTTGAAGCATCAAAAGTTGTTGCAACACCCGCACTAGGGGTTGCACCTGTAACTGTTGCGCTGAATGATCCTTGTGTCAATGCAATTGTAGAGCTAGGTGCGCCATTTGCATCAAAAAAACTATTAACGCCGTCATCACAAGCAATCACCTTTAGTGAATTACCTAATAACCCTTTATATTTTGCGCTAAATATTGTAGCACCGCCTTTTGCGGCAGTAGCATCATCGGTTCGTGTCACATACAGTGCACTGCTATATGATAAAAAGTTGGCCGCTGAAAAGAATGATTGTTGGTTGCTCCATGCACCATCTGCACTGATGTATGGTTTACCAAACCTTGCTGCTAGTTGTGATTCTGAACTAATCAGCACTCTTTCATTCGTTGGACCCCAACGAAAAGTACCTACAAAAGCACCCTCGCTAGTACCAACAGCAGGCACAGCATTTGTTAAATCAATTTCGCTGACATTTATGCCTGGACTTAGTTGAAAAGCCATTTGTCATTTCTCCCTTTTTTATTATAAGTTAATACTTTTTCAAGTTTTTGTTTTGTTCTATTATTTATAATATACTTGATTTAGAAGGTAAACCAACGATCTCCTGAGTTATCGACAAACGATTCTTCAGGGTCATTTAATGTATTGAATCCCATTGGAAGCATGCTTTCCATCATTGCTTCATCCTTACCTTCCTTTAATAGTTGCATAGTATTAATATCAGTCAATTCTTTAAAATATGCTTGAGTTGACAACCATGCAAAGAGCACTAAACACATTACTGTATCATCGTGTGCTCCTGGTTCCGCTTCATAAGAATTCTTCCTTCTTGAAAAAGTAGAAAGTTCGTTAATCGTATCAAAATCTGTTATTATAAGTTGATCTTGTTCAACCAATAATTTTAGCGTATTACAACCTATTGATTTAACAGTTTTGGTTGTACGTATGCCTTTATCTGCTCCTTTGCCTGAAAACCCTGTTGTCACTCGTTTTCCTGACCTTCCTGCATGTTCTGTGAACAATAACGTATCGACTTCAAATTCGTTGATGAGAATATCAGATACTTGTTCGCCAATATCGTTAATTTCAATTAGAACATAACAATTATTATAATTGCTTATTACTCTATATATAATTTCAGCATAATCCATAGGGGTTGTCATGTTATCCCTAAACGTACAAACTTGCTTATACGGGGTTGTCGTGACGTCTACAACGGTAAATGCCGAGTAATCTAATCCTTTGCCTCGTGATACGTCTGCAACTAAAACGTATACTTTTTCTTCTTCAGGCGATTCATACATTTTAAGAGTTTTTGTTTCGTGTATAGGATTACGCATAACCATTGATTTGAGTTTACTTCCTTCAATCAATGTGCCTGACGACCCTAAGAATCCGCATTCAAATTCTTGTGTAAACTTTTGCGTATCATTATCCATAGCAGCAAGTGTTTCTGCTTTCCATTTGTCATCACGACCAGGAACACGTTGCCAAGGCACTTCAACATACTCAAATCCATTGATGTTCTCTTTTGCACCTTCACATGTTTTGTAAAAGTGATTCAACCCATTTGGTGTTGATGTGTATAACATCTTTGTTGTTTCACCAGATGAAATCGTTGGAAATACCGATGCAAAGAACTCATCCCAGTTCTCTACGAAAGCAGTCTCATCAATATACAAGAACGAAATCGATTTACCACGAATCGCACTTGATGAAGTTGCACCTGCGATGATCTTACATCCGTTCTCAAATTCAACGGAACCTTTGTTCCATTCGATTACACCTTGTTGCAACCACTTAGGCAATGCTTCGTATGCAATCTTAATTCGATCAAGTATTTCACGAGCCGCATCACCTTTGTTAGCAAGTAAAGCACAAGTCTTATGCTCATTAAATAGAACATAGTGTAGAATCACAGCAACAGCAGTAGTCGTTTTACCTGCCTGTCTTGATGTCACAACTGTAACTCTACGATTGTTTGTTATCTTTTCGACAATCTCTTTCTGATAATCGTACAATGCGATAGGTATTAACCCATGATCCACATGAACGATTTGAATATACTTTTCTGCGAAGTATGTTGGATTCTGAGCGCACTTGATAAATTCAGCAACCATATCCTGAGAGAACTCAATCGAAGTCCCCTTTCGTTTCAGGTTTACGTTGCCGTTATATCCTCGCTCAAGATTCATCTTTACGAATATCCTTCAACACTTTCTGTAGTTCGTTTGTTGAACCTACGAACAAGTTGTTGTTGACTGTGCCTTGAGTTTGCTCTTCTTGTGGTGCATCTTTAACTTTCTTATCAGACATTGTGACAAGATCTTTGTTAGCATCAACGAGAGTTTTCATAATCGTAGATACGACTTCATATGCACGAGGATGTTCTGATGCCTTCGCAACTTCTAACATCTCTTCAAGCGCATATGTGCCCTTTTCAATTACATTATAAAAGTTTTCTCTTGCGTATTCATAATCCTTATCAGCATTTTCAACCTTAGAATCACTCGCAGGAACTCTAGTTAATGTTGTAGTCTCATTTTCGGGCAAAGGAACCATTCCTAATGAGTCACTAATTTCCTTCATATTTTAATCCTCATCAATTACTACAATAGCACTCCAATTATCATCTTCATCAAAATAAGAGTATGTTAATGTTGCAATGCCGCCGGTTATCGCACTGCCATCGTTTTGCGCTGTAAATTGCGTTCCAATATCATATGTTACGCCAGTTGTTCCTGCAACATCATTCCATTGCTGTGATGTGCCTTGGCCAAGATTTAATATCCTATATGTTTTCGCTGCCTGGAAAGATCCTGAAGTAACACGATCACCTGGTTGTACTGTATATTGTTGCAATGCGGGTTGATCTGCAGGATTTACGAAAGGTAAATCTTCGTATGTTTGCGTCTCAACAAACTTAATAACTTTTTTGTTTGTAACAGGCCCAAAATAATAACCTTTGATAGTAAAACTTAGCGACCAATTTAAAACACGCCTTGTTGTGAAATCACCTTCGTACTCATCGCTCATCGTTATATTATTCATTATGACAGGAACATCGACATATAAATCCATATCATCAACCAACTTTACAGATGCTGTGAAATCAGGTTTGAAGAAAGGCATAATTTGTTCTATGATCTTCAATCCGTCTTCAGTATGCTTTGTCATAATATTTAGTTGAAATTCAATATCATATGGCGCAGGAACGAACTGAGACGACTGTATATCATTTGTATCAGAGACCCTTGTGTTTTTAGTCAATGATGTTAATTTTCTCTCTGGGGCAAAATTCATATTAACTATTTCGAATGACATTCTCGGCAACGTCATTCCTGTGGGGTTATTCAGCCCAGGGTCTTGCTCAATCTTCGCCAGGATTTTTTCCATCGGGGCATAGTGAATAGGAACTTTCATTGACTGAATCAATTGTCCAGAATTGTCCTTTCGTTCAATTATAATATCATTGAATAGTGTTCCGAAAAGTGCAACATACCTGCGAGTTGTTTGATGATAGAATTTATTTCCGAACATTATAGCCAATCCTCGCCTTCACCGAATGGGTTTCCTTCACTGAAATCAAGAATATTATCTCCTACTTGTTCTATTGTAAAGTTGTCTGCAAGGGTGTCAATTGATTCTACATTTGCGACTGGAGTATCAACACCAGATGTCGCTCCAGTAACAACAGTTTTATATGCATCATATAGCGTATCAATTTCTTGTACACCCGTATTAAATTGTTCGTTGCTATATTCAAACAATTCACATTTTAAATCATATGTTTGCAGCGATCCCATTTGATAGAAAATAGACTCGTGTTCAACATGCATGATTTTGAAAACTTTTTTATTCAATGGGAAATATATTAAATCGCCTTCAAATGGACGAGTGCGATCATCTTGTATATTCGCTCCTATTTCATTTTCCCATGTTCTCATTGCAACTGTTAGCGTCATTGAATCACGAATTTGTAAACCGAATTTTGACAAGAAGTCGCCTTCACCTTCGAATCCGTCAACATTTTTAACATACATTTCAACTTCTAGTGCTGAATTATACCCGGGAAGATCGTCTTCATTTAACAAATCATCGTATCCGCCATCTACAAAGGCGTGTTGTCCTACATTAGTATCATCAGGAGTTTGAATCGTAATTGACGGTACAGAAGTGTACCCGGTTCCTGCATTAGTGACATCTATTTTTGTTACTATTCCTCGAACGATAGTTGCTACGCCTTCTGCTCGAGTTCCGCCTGCAGGAGGTTCCTCAAATGTAACTGTGGGTACTGCAAGATATCCGTATCCGTTGTTTAGAAATGTCGGCAACTCATTAGAATCATTAGTCACAACAGAACCATTGTCAAGAGTGCAAATCGCATTAGCACCTACTGTTAATACAGCAGTTTTCGTTTTCTTTGTTTTGGTGACATAGAAGCAGTCAACGCCGAAAATTTTAATTGACTCTATAACGAGGTCCTCAATAAGAGTTTGCTCCATCGAGTTTTCAAAATTTTCGAAATAATAATTTTTAGCCATGAAGCTATCCTATCATGTCCATAACGGGCAAAG